GCTATTTCTTCAATATCAATTTCACTGTTTACCCGACCGTCCTTATCAATAAAACCTGCTTCTTTTAAGGTTTCAACAAAATCCACTGCCTCATTTTCAGAAATTTCCCGCTCAACTTCAACTTCTTCGGTGTAATCATAGTGTTCCATAATATATTTAAGGTCGATGACTCCGAACTTAACGCCTGTTTCTTGTTCGATTTCTTTTTGAAGTTTGTCGGCAAACTCTGCAAAACTTTCATTTGCCATAACGTGCAAAATATTTATATTTTTATCTTCAATCCTCTCGCCGTCTTGATTTACACAAAGCCTCAAGCCTCGCCCAACTTTTTGACGTGCGGTGAAGGTTGATTTTTGTTCAATCAACGTGCAGACTTGAAACACGTTTGGATTATCCCAGCCTTCCTTAAGGGCTGAGTGAGAGAAAATGAAGCGCAGGGGGCATTCGAACGATAATAGCCATTCTTTATCACGCATAATTGTATTGTAAGTGTCATCATCGGCTTGAGTATCGCCTTTTGTGTCTTTGTACTTGCCCTTTTTATCTTGCGAGAAATAGCCGTTATGAGCTACTTCGATATCACCATTGAGGCGTTTTTTCAGCTCCGCAAACCTCGGTTGCTCAATCAACTCTGCATAACATTCTTCAAACATTTCAGCATAAATGCCCTTTGAGCCGTCTTCAGCACGATATTTTTCAACCCTATCAATGAAAAACAGTGATAAAACCTTGATACCCTTATCGTGATAACGTTTTTCTTTTTCAAGGTGCGCTTCAATCGTGCGGTATATTTGCGTGCGCTTTAAAATATTTTCATCAACGCTGCCGATAACTTCACCGAGTTTGACCACTTCAGAATTTGCAAACTCAAGACACTCAAAGCCTTTTGTGCAGTCAATTCCGCTAATTGAATAACCCTCATAAAGTTCACGGTTGCCCGATTTTTCAAACAAATCATCGCCCTGCTTTAAAGTAAAAGTTTTGCGCTCAACTACACCCGTGCTTTCGCCTTTGCGGTTTTTAATTTCAACATCAATTTCAACTTTTGCACTGAAGCCGCCTGCGTTAGATACGGACTTTAGGGCGATATAAGGTTTGTTAAAATCGTTGTCTATTGAGTTTGAAGACACGCAAATTTGTTTTACTAAGCCCATTTGATAAGCGTCCACAGGGGTTAAGCGGTATAACAGATTAACTTTTTCACGGTGTGTTGCACTGTATCTCAATACGCACAACGGATTTAAAGACGCAATCGCTTCCTTTGCCTTGTCGGTATTGTCAACACTTTGCGGCTCGTCAATAATAACAACGGGGTTCGTGTCTTGAATATAGCGCATTGCGGTTTCATCGTTGAGCTTTTCTTGCGGCTTGTTGATTATGTTTTCAGCTTTTTTAAATGCGTCAATGTTGATAATCATAATTTGAATGTTAGCAGATGTGGCAAAATCTCGGACAACAGACAAGTTTTGCGAGTTGTAAATAAAATACTTGTGCGGCACATGGTCATAATCTCTTGCAAAATGCTCTTGTGTGATTTGCAAAGACTTGTAAACCCCCTCACGGATTGCCACAGACGGCACAACGATAATGAACTTTGTAAAGCCGTAACGCTTATTTAGTTCAAAAATAGTTTTTGTATAAACGTAAGTTTTGCCTGTGCCGGTCTCCATTTCAATTGAAAAATGGCAGTTTTCAGAGTCATTGGTTTTGGGCAGTTGGTTTTTTCGCTGAACAGTGTGCATGTTCTCAAGCAAGGTTTCTTTGCTGATAACAAGTGCATTGCCAATGCCGTCTTGAAATAAGTTTGTCTGCTGTTCTTCAATAATTGAAAAAGTCGTGCTTGATTTTTCTTGCCCAGTGAACAGGTCTGCAACGGCGTTCACGGCATCGGTTTGAAAGTCTTGGTTTTTAAATTTGAGTTTCATTTAGCCCCTTCTCCAAGTTTTTCAACCCCCATAAATCTTTACGCATTGAAACTATGACATTTCTATAATTTTCATTGTTCGGACTATCAAGAAATTTGCGAACATTTATCAACATTTCTTTAGAAGCATATAAAAACATCGAAAAGTATTCGCATTCAAGTTCTTCCCTCAAGTGTTCTTTAGAAGTGATAGTGGGTCTATGTAATTTCAAATTATTAACCACAATAGAGTTTTCAAACTTTAATAGTGAATACAAGAGAATAATTAACGCTAAATATCTTGTCTTTTTATACTCCTGCATTTGTTCAAATAACTTAAATCTCTTATTGATAATATGGGAAACAAATGTTGCAACAATTGCTGAAACAATTGATGAAGCCAGTAGTATTTGAATCCAAGTCGATATATTATTTTCCACTTGATTTTCTCCTTATAAAAGTTTCATTTTAATATTGCGGTCTTTGAGGATATAGTGAGCATTTGAAAGTGCACTGTCATTGGCAAAGGCTTCTTCAGCAGCGATGATTTCAACGGGGGCGTGTTCGCACATTTCCTCAATGTCTTCGGGTGTAATTCCGCCGTTACTGCCGTCTAAGCATACCAAAAGTACGCCGTCATCAATGGAATATGCCTTTTTGTTATTTATAGTTATTGGTGATACTTTGCAATCAAGCGGTGTGCCGAGTTTTAACATAACTTCTGCAACCACATCTAAGTCTGTGCGGTCTTTTTTGATTGTTTCAATGACCTCGCTAAAGCGTTGACCGAGAATTTCTAAGTCGTGTCCCTCAACGGGTGTGTCATCCCACTTTGCGAGGTTTGAAGTGTCAAGTTTAAAAACTTTGAAGCCGATGTCGAGTTCTTGTGTGGTTAAAGGGCTATCAGCTTTAATCTTCGCTCCTGCACGTCTTATGCGTTCTTTGCCGATTTCACAAATGTTTTTGTACCCTGATTTTAATGCTTCTGTGTTCTCATCACAAATTTCAGGTAACTGCACCATGATAAACCTACGATTGCTGTTATTTTCGGCGTTGAGTTGCATAACAGCGTGTGCCGTTGTTGCCGAGCCTGAGAAAAAGTCGAGGATGATGTCGTCATCACTTGTGTTTGCAAGGGTTAATAGCCTATTCAATAATCTAAGTGGTTTTGGGCCATTAAACGCACCTGAATCTAGCAAAGATGTAACCTCTTTCGCCCCCTCTTGGCTGTGTCCCACATCTTTGTAGAACATTATCGACTGCGGCGCCATTCCTTCGTATTTCAATTCAGTCAAGAACCGCTTTATTGAAGGTACACTATTGCCATCAGTTCCAAACCAAATTCGGTTGTCATTGAGTCTCTCAAAAAACACGTTTTTTGAGAGACTCCAACAGCGTCCTGTTGGAGGCTCTACAACACGCCCGGAGGGCGTTGTAATCGGGTAGTCGCAATCGGCGGTGTAAGTTTTTACAGACATATCACTTGGTTTCCAAACGCCACGTGGGTCATTGTCGGGATTAGTGTATCGCGCATTTGCTTCTTCTGTACGTTCAAGCCGTCCGATTTGATAATTTTCAAGTGATTTTGCGTACATCAAAACGTAATCGTGGCTGTTTGAAATATATTTAGCGTCATTCTTGGGCGAATAAGCTCGCTCCCAAATCAATTCGGCTACAAAGTTTTCTTCACCAAAAACCTCATCGCACAGTTTTCTAAGGTTGTGAACTTCGTTATCATCAATCGAAATAAATATCACCCCGTCATCACGCAATAAGTTTGACGCAAGGCGCAAGCGTGGGTACATCATATTGAGCCAGTTTGTGTGAAAACGCCCCATTGTTTCAGGGTTTGACTTTGTTGTTTGTGAGGTTATTTCTTTGTAGCGTTCGATTGGGTCTTTGAAGTCATCCTCATAGACAAAATCATTGCCGGTGTTGTAAGGCGGGTCAATGTATATCATTTTGACTTTGTTGAAATATGCTGTTTGCAAAAGTTTCAAGACTTCTAAATTATCACCCTCAATGTATAAGTTTTTCGTTTCGTCAAAATTCACACTCTCATCAGGGCAAGGGCGCAATGTTCCCGTTGAGCGTTTGCCTGCAATCTTGTAACAGCCCGCTTTGCCCGCCCATTCAAATTTATACTTTTCACGACATTCATCAATATATTCGCCACAAAGGTTTAACAGCTTGTCAATATCAAGTTTACCTTCATTAAAGCATTGGGGGAAGACGCTTTGCAGTTTTTCCTTATCCGCTTGTTCAATATCCATGCTTAATCCGCTAACTTTTTCAATGCTTCCGCTCATGCCACACCTATACTTGACTTTTACCCTTCAATCTTACCACAAACATAAATTTTGTTTGAACAGAAAATTTGTCCGTTGAGGTCAGGGCTTCAATTTCTTCCTTTGCAGCAGTGTCAATTTTCATTTTTTCTAAGTGCATTGTCTGCTCTTTTTGGCGCAATTCTTTTTCAAGAAGCTTTATTTGCTTTTGTTTTTTCAATTCTACAAACTTATCATTTGAGCTTGCCGCCTTACTCAAATTCTTAATTTCAAGGCGTAAGTCGTGCAGCTCGTGTTCAAGCGAATTTTTCTTGTTTGCAACCCTGAGCTTAATGCATTCAAGTTCTTCTGCAACGGCTAATTTCCTGTCATCAACGTATTTTTTGACAATTTCCTGAGTTTGCACGGCACTTTCAAAGGTGCGAAACTGGTCATCATCAGTTACAGCCCTGAGCCAATAAGCCGCCTCTTTGCCTTGCTCGGCGCATTTTAACACGGACAAGTTTAGTAATTTGCGGCATTGCTCATCATTCAAAATTTTCCCCGACCCTGTACGTCCGGCAAGTATTTCTGTTGAATGCCTAAAATCTTTAAAGGGCGGGGTTTGAGAGTTCAAGGATTGCATAAATTCTTCTAGGCTCATTGGTTTTGATTTTTCAGGTTGCTTATTGATATAAATCTTGTAATAGCCTATTTCACAAGGCTCAATGTCAGCGTCAACGATTATTTCTCCGCCGTCAAAACATTTGACTTGGCTGAAAATGCCTCGCACGAGTGGAGAAGTGTATGAAATTCTGCCATAGTGCGGCTTAAAGTCCTTGCCCAAGCCGTATTGCTTTAAACCCGTGTAGGGTCTATTTTGACTGCCCGACCAGTAATAAAACAAGTGTGGCGGCGTAGGTGCTGTGCAAGTTATGGTTTTGGCTTCCTCGTCAATCTCATAATCCTTGCGCTTCACGAAATAATGCTTTATAACTTCCCACAAGTCGGCATTGAGTTCTTCAATTTTTTCTTCAATATATTTGGGCGCAACAACAACTTTATCTGCAACAGACTTTGTAAATGTCGTAAATAGCATATCTTCTGCATTTGAAACAATTTGCTCATTCTCTGCACGGTGCGCCTGAAGGTTTTGTTTGAAATCAGCCTTAACTTCATCAGCGTGCCGGATTTGTACTAACACTTCATCAAGCGGTGCGTCAAAATTGCCCAAAATACCATCCGACATCCCAAAAATGCCGCTAAATTGAAGTGTACGCTTGTTAATGAGTTCAAAAATCCGCACGTCTGCAAAGTTTTCCTCGCTCAAAAGATTTACCACTAAAACATCGGACTTTTGCCCTTGCCTGTGGCAGCGACAAATGCGCTGCTCCATTTCTATTGCGTTATAAAGCGGGTCATAATTTACCACAACGGGGCAATATTCAATATCAATACCCTTTGCAAAAGCGTCTGTGGTAACAAGAATTTGCACGGCTTTGTCTTCCCTGAATCGCTTGAGGTCTTCAACGTCTTTGCATTTTAGGGAGTTGTAGCCGTGTTTTGTGAAAACGTCATTGAGCGCATTGAGCGTGGTTAAATTTTCAACAAACACAATTGCCTTTTGAGGAAGTTTTTGTTTTTTCAGGTGCGCAAACACAGGCTTCAAAATTTTAAGCAGGCGCAGGGTCTTTGAATTGACTTCAATATTTTTAGCAAGGGTTTGAATTTCTTGCAAAAGCTCTCTTTCGCCCGCCTCAGCACGTCCGATGGGTGCGTCAAGCATTGCGGCAAAGGCTTGAGGTGAAGAAGACAGAGTGCGATAAAACAATAAGGTCAAGTCAAATTTGTCCATTTGCGGGTATGCCCATTTTTGTTCAAACGTAAGGTATTTGTCGGTCAGTTCATACAGTGCTTTTTCATAACTCTCAAGACTGTAATTCACTGTCAATGGCACTCTTTTAGTGAAATTAGCATATTGAGTAACTTGGCTTTTCAATGTCCTGAAGCAATACAACGACACCCAATTTGTCAGCTCTCCGTAGTTTTCGGGCTTTCTGAAATATCGCCTATAAAACCAATCGGCATTAGGCAGCACGGTTTCATCAATAAAGTGAATCAGCCCGTAAATATCCATAATGCTTAATGTTATTGGGGTTGGAGTTAAGAGTAATTTAAAAGAGTTTCCGCAAGCGGCTTTCAATGCTTCAACTGATTTATTTTGAGGCTTAAATAAAAAATCGGCTTCATCGAAAATGATTAAATCCCACACCTTTTCACCTATTTTATCGGTATTTTTCACTGCAAAATCATAAGTAACAATCAGAAGCCCGTCTTCGTCAGGTATTTCGCCGCTATTCCAAACAAAATACGGCAGTGTAAAATTATTTTCGATTTTCTCGCACCATTGCTTGACAAGATTTTGCGGCAACACCACAATCAGCCTATCAGCTCCCTCGTACCATTTTTGGGAAGCAATCAAAAGGGCTTCAAAAGTTTTACCCAAACTGCCTTCATCGCAAAGAATACAGCCTTTTAAATATGGTGAACGCAGTGCAAATCGCGCCGCTGCAATTTGATAAGGCAATATTTGAGCCGATGACGAAGCAAAAGCGGGCAAAAAGTTCTCATCGTCAATAAACCCCGCAAGCCTTCGGGTCTCTACAAAAGCAGAGAAACTATTTTGCAGTTGATTTGCTTTTTTGCTCGCAATTTTGCCCATTATGAAGCCAATTTTAGCATAAAAACAGCATTGGTGGACTTGTTCGTGATATAATAAACCCATGCTCAAAAGAATTAAAAACCTAATAGCACAGGGCGAAGGGCTGAAAGTGGAGTTTAAGGAAGCCAAAAACGGCATACCTAAGTCTGTCTATGAAACAGTTTGTGCATTTGCAAACCTTAAAGGCGGCGAAATCCTTTTAGGGGTTGATGATAAAGGTAAAATCACTGGCATCGACAAAGACAAAATTGCCCAATTTAAGAAGGATTTTGTCAGCGAAATCAACAACCCACAGAAAAACTGTCCGCCACTTTATCTTTCGGTAGAAAGTTATGAGGTTGACGGCAAAGCCATTTTATATATCCAAGTACCTGAAACATCAGAGGTTCAAAGGTGTGATGGCAAAATTTATATGCGAAATGAAGATGGCGACTATGACATAACCCATCAGCAAGCAAATGTTGCGGCATTGTACACTCGCAAACAAGACTCGCACTCTGAAAATCAGATTTTTCCATATGCCACAATGGATGATTTACGCCCCGATTTAATCGCAAGGGCAAGAAAACGTGCAAGCCTCCAACGTGAAGGGCATCCTTGGGCTGAACTTAGCGACCTTGAGTTGCTAAAAAGTGCGGCATTATACAAAAAAGATATTAAAACCAATCAAGAAGGCTTCACGTTGGCTTGTATTCTTTTGTTCGGCAAAGATGAGGTTATAGCCTCCGCCGTGCCGTATTTTAAGACAGATTTAATTATGCGAGCAAAAAACAAAGACCGCTATGATGACAGAGATGATGTTCGCACCAATCTAATCGAAAGCTATGACAGAATAATGGCGTTTGCTGAAAAACATCTCTCCTCGCCGTTTTACCTTGAGGGCGACACAAGAATTGACATAAGAAATGCGATATTCAGGGAAGTTGCAGCTAACCTTTTGATACATCGTGAATACACGAGCCACTTTCCAGCCAAATTTGTGATTGAAGAAAACTTGATTTACGCAGAAAATGGTAACAGACCATACATTCACGGCAATCTCACACCCGAAGGTCTTGCGCCGCAACCCAAGAACCCCAATATCGCAAGAGTTTTTAAAGAAATCGGTTTTGCAGAGGAATTAGGGTCGGGTGTTCGCAAAATTTTCAAGTATAGCAAGGAATACGCAGGACATACGCCAATATTGACCGATGGGGATGTGTTTAGGTTTTCGTTGGAAATGAAAACCAGCTTAGTCACAAATGAAAGCGCCGCCCATCAAGAAAGCGACCAAGCTAACGACCAAGCTATGTCAAAAAACGACCAAGCTGACGACCAAGCTGAAAAAATCCTAATATTTTGCCAAACACCAAAGACATTCAGTGAAATAATGGCTTTTTGTGGCTATAAACATAAAATGTCTTTCAAAAAAACGGTATTAACGCCGCTATTGGAAAGCAATAAATTAAAACCGCTCATTCCCGACAAACCCACAAGCCCCAAGCAAAAGTATGTTGCGGTGGCAGATTAACCTTGAAAATACTTCATCGTCTCATCCAAAATCTCCTGTTGGTCGGCTTCTGTTAGCTTCAAATACGGTCGGGCGGGGATTTTCGTCTTTTTGTTTCGCCCAGCGTCACCTCCGAGCTGATGAATTGCGGCATATTCAAGATTTGAGCCGATAACGGCACTGTTCTCATCGTAATCAGTAGAAATTGAGGCGGCGAGCTTGCCCTCGACTTGAAGAATTGAGCCGGGCCAATGACCTTTTTTCTTGCGTTTTTCTTTTGTGGTTTTGGATAAATCTTGCCATTTGTCAGGTCTGCCCTCATCTTTGAAATTTTCCTCCGCAGAATAAGCGAAAATGCCCGCAATGTTTTTCATTAACGGGCGCAGGTCTTGACCCTTTTTTGAAAGTTCAAGAAGTTTTCGCTCAATTTCTTTGTTGTTGAGGTTAATTTCAATCGACTCAGACATTATGCCGCTCAATTATTGGATAATTGGCAATCAGAAGCTCTTTGAAGACTTTGTTTTCACGGTTTGCCCCTTGGCGGTTATTGATACCGTTTTGTCGCTCAAGTGCAATCATTTCAAAATCTTTGTAGAGTTCACGCACCTTGGGGGAATCGTCATAGGAGAGCAAAAACCTGCCTTTGATATTTTTTAGCGTCTCACAAAGCCTCTCGTGGTCGAAGTCTGCGGTTGAGGTGGTAACGTAGCCACAGCCTGAAGTGTATGGCGGGTCGCAATAGAAAAACGCATCTTCAAAATCATACTGCTTAATCAGCTTCTCAAAATCCCTGTTTTCAATCATCACACGGTCAAGACGCTCAGAGATTGCATCTATTTTCTCGCGGTAATTATACAGGCTTTTGCACGCTCCACCGCTGGATTTTTTGACACAGCCGAAAGTTGAACCTTTACCGCCGAATGAGCGGGTAATTAAAAACAAGAACTGCGCGGCTTTTTGGACATCGGTGAGAAATGTATAATTTAAAAACTGCATAAACATTTCACGAGAGCCAAGGAGGTATTTTATTTCTTCCTTGAGGGCATTGGGGTGATACTTTACAATCCTGAAAAGGTTTACAAGTCTGCCGTCAAGGTCGTTGTAAATTTCCAAATCTGCCCATTTTTCCCTGTAGAATAAAACCCAACCGCCGCCGCCAAAAGGTTCGATGTAGGATTTAATATCAATCGGTACAAGTGGTGCAATGGTTTTTCGCAGTAATCTTTTGCCACCGACCCAGTTGATTAGGCATTTTTTGTCAATTGTCATATTATCTCCTTGTAAATTTGCGTTTTCTCACTATTTGCAAATCATTGCAAAAATCAAACGCTGCTTGTGTTTCCGTGAGGCCATTTTGCACGAAATTGAAATTTCGGCAAAAGAAGGCAACAGAATTTAAACGGTATTTAAACACCTGTTTAGAATGATTTTGCAGGGTTGTAACTCCAGCCCACATCAGGCGCAATTCTTTTTCCTGTCAGGGGGTCAGTGTAGATGGTCACGGGTTTGAACGCTCCCGACTTTTTTGAAACAAGCATATTCTCTTCACCTAAAAGCCCCTCAGATGAACACGGTTTCAAGTCTTTAGAATTCATATTATTGGGCGATAAGGCTCTGACTCTGCAACGGCAGCCCCAGCCATTTGGCGGGTAAAAACTATCCCAAAACGGGTCATCGTACCTGAAAACAAGCCCGTGAAGTTGAGCGTGTTCGGGGCGAGTTCGCTCATCTAAAACTGCAATATATTCCCAAAAAGGGCGATTGTCGGTGTTTTCAACTTGAGTTTGATAGCGGCCCGACATATATGAGGTCTGCATATTCGTGTCATATATGGTTTTTAGACGGTGCATTGAGCCTAATTGCACTTTTTCAGCAACCCCAGCCGTATCAACAGCAATAATCTCGCCCCACCAGCCCTTCTTTTGAAGCGTGGGTTTTAGCTCTTTCTGAAAACTCGGAAGGGTTTTGCCCTCAGCAAGCGCTCTATCAACAGATATGCGAATATCATTTAAAACATCCTTTCTCATTGCTTTTGCGACCGTGAAAGTTTTTTTATGTGCCTCTTGCCAAATTTCATACCAATCCCAAGAGTGGGTCATTCCTTTGCGGCGGAAATATTTAATTGCCAAGGCGGGAGAGAGTTTAAACAGAGCTTTAAGCTGCGGTTTCATTTATTGCCTCCCAAAGTTTTTTGGCAACGACTTCCACAACATTTACGGTAACAGCATTCCCCGCCATTTTATACAACTGTCCGTCCTTTATACCCAACTCCCGTGCGGCTTCCACCATCTCATCAGGAAACGCTTGCAGGCGAAAGCACTCTGGCGGCGTGAGTTTTCGTATCCTCGAATCCTCGCAAAGCACTCCCATATTGCAACTGGTGTCTAAAGTTTGGGAAACTTTTTTGCCCACTCTGCCTCTTCGGGTTTTTGAGCCTGCGAACGCCAAATTGATGCTATCTCCGACCGTTGCCTCGTCATAGCCTTTTTTAGTGCCGTTTTTCACCCTGACAAGCGGTGTATCGCCAGCGACTTTCAGGGTTTCGACAATATCTGAGGGCTTGTATTTGTCATATCGGGGCTTATTGATGGCGATAGCAGTGTGTGAAGGCTCATTAGGGCTTGCGTTGAGCAAGACCGTTGAGCCGCAACCGTTCTCAATAAAATAAAGTCCTGTTTTACCGCCAAGTCCGCCACCATTAGATGTTAGGCACGAACTTATGCCTTCAGTTGAATAAACCCTGTCGCCCTGTGATTTCCCCGTGCTTCGAGGATGCACTTGCTTGTTCGGCGGCATTAAACGGGTATCGCTCCGCTTGCACCCTCTGCCGCCGAGCCGCAAAATTGAGCGAGGATTTTCATCTGACTCTGAGGTGATAGGAAATATTTTTCCGACACACTCTCCTCCAAGACATCCGACAATATACACTCTTTCCCTGTTTTGAGGAACTGAGAAGAACTTAGAATTAAGAACCTGCCATTGCACTGAATACCCAAGGTCGGAGAGCGCTTTAACAACGGTGATGAAAGTTTGTCGATTGTCGTGATTAAGTAACCCTTTAACATTCTCGAATACAAAATATCGGGGTCTTTTGTCTTTGAGAATCCGAATGAGGTCAAAAAAGAGGCTGCCTCTTGCGTCTTCAAATCCTTGTCGTTTTCCAGCAATTGAGAAAGCCTGGCAAGGAAATCCGCCACAAATGATGTCAAAGTCAGGCAGTTCGCTTGTGTTGATTGTTCTGATGTCATCGTAAAATATCTCTCCATTTGTTTGAAAATATGCTTTGTACAAGGTGCTTGCCCACTTGTCGTTGTCACAAAACCCGATACTCTTAAACCCTGCCCGCTCAAGACCAATTTTGAATCCGCCGATGCCTGAAAACACGTCAAAGAAGCGGAGTTGCTTACTCAAGCCCATCAACCCTCCCCTGCAATTCGCACAGGAACAGGGCTTTTTGCAAATCCTGTTCAAACTTTTTGCTTTTAAGGTTGTTTTCATTGAGAATTTCAGTTAAATCTTCATAACTCTCGCAACTTTCAATAAGTGCAATCAATGGATTTAAAAGGCTTTGAGCGGTTTCACACAGTTCAGCTTCAGCGATAAATTTAAACAACTCCCCAAGTTGAGCCTGCCCGTAATCGGCAGGCTCATTTTCGCTTTGCTCGGTATGCTCACTAAATTTGGCAACCTCGGCAAATTGGGGATATGCGTGGATTTCCCTGATTTCAATATCTTCCTCTTCAAAACCGTAATTTTTAATAAAATATTCTTTTGTGAACCTAACACCTGTGTCTGAGAGGATTTTATCCCTCTGAGCCAGCGTTAAATCAACATTTTCCGGCTCATACATTTCAAAGGTTGGAATATCGGAGCTGTTGAAATTTAGTTCATAAATCCAGCGGATGAGCTGATTTATGGTGTTTTCAACCAATTTTTTATCCGCATCAATCAAGTCTTTTCTAACCTGCATGTGCGTTTGAGATGCGGCATAGCTCCCTTTTTCGCCAATTTCGGTTGTGAGAGTTTGTCCCAAGATTGCCTTTGAAATCTCGGCGTTCATTTTATCAATCAATCTCTCGTAAATATCTGCTGATGAGGTTTTAGCCGCTTCTTTGATTTCCACGGACGAATCATCAGGAATGACGGCAATCGCATCTGACACCATATCTTCAAGCAAACTGGCAAATGTGTCGGTTTCATCTTTACTCGCTCCACGAGGGTGTTTGCCCACAAGGTGTGGCATTCCGTATTTTTCTGTGAACACAACCCAAAACTTCATTCCGCCCTTTTTGAAAGTCACGGGCCAAAAGACTTTGGAGAGCGTTCTTTCGCCGTAAGGATTGTCGTAGCTTGCGTTGTTTTGAGGGCAGAGGAATTTTTTGTCAGGCAGCTCTTCGCCTGAATAATTTTCTCTTGAGCGAAATCTTAAATTGTTCTCATCGTCAAAACAGAACCATTCAGGCGGTTTTGACTTGAGTTCTGCGGGTAAAATCAGCCCGTCAACTTTATTCCACATAATTTCAATGGGCTGAAAACCAAATGAGGTGGCGTTTAAAATGTCATTAATCAGCTTGTAAATATCGACATCTTTGAGCAGTTCTGTTATTAGTTCAATGTTTTCGTCTTTGTCTGCTCCACGGTTAATTTCCCACTCAAGCGACTGAACCCCCGCCTTTCTTGATTGAATACAGGCAAAAACATGCGAATCGCAAAGCAATTCCTTGTAAATCTTGATGTCCTTGCCCTGCTTTTTCAAAACAAGGTCAGGGTCGGGGAGAACATTTGCAAGTGAAGAAAAATCCAACGAGCGCTTGCGGGTTGCAATCTCATCGGACAATTGGGTTTTCACACTTTTATTCTGAAGAATACCCTTATCCATTTACGCCCCGATATTTTTCTTAAATAGCGAGAGCATATCAAGCGGGCCGACTTTGTAAATGTTGTGCAAGATGTCGATTTCAAAGATTTCTTGCTTGTCGACAATAAGTTTTGCATAAGTGACAGCCATTGTGGTTTCAAATTCGGCATTCTCGCCCGGCTTGATGTTACCGAGCGGAAAATCTTTAAAAGTTCCCATAATGAAAGCAGTTGCAGGGACTTCTTTAATTCGCCCTGCACCGTTGTAAGTTTCCAATGAGGCACGGACTTGAATAAGAGTAGCCAAAAACGGATTGGCACAAGTTCTCAAAACATCGGGATAAAGTGCATTCCACTTGATTTTGCACTCCATCTTTTCAATGCCTGCAAAAAATTCAGCCGTGCCAATCATTCCAAGAGCTTTGTGTTCAGCCATTTTGTGCTTGATTTGAGGAAGCTGAACCTCCTCGGCACGTCCGAGCAGGTTTTTGCCGTTCAAATATATGTTGGCGTTGGTAAGCTTATTTATTTCAATTTTTGACATTTATTAATCCTCATTTCTTGTAAAGTCCGCATTCCTCAATAACCAACTCCGAGTAGTGCGGGATGACTTTTTCGGTGCTGATGGCGTTAATCAGGGGGCATTTGTAGATGTGCTTGTTCGGCGGCGTTAAACGGGTATCGGGCTTCGCCCTTGCACCCTCTGCCGCCGAGCCGCTTTTTGCAGTGAAAACACAGATCAAGGCAATTGGTGTGAACTTGCAACATCCCGCTGTCACTTATTGCCGCTCTCATCACGACCCGCCCAAAGATTTCAAAAGTTCAATATCAATGAAGCTCTCAAACGTGATACGCTCGGCTGGTGTCGGGGGCATAAATTCGATGTCAAAGACAAGATGCCCGTTTGCAAGTTCTGTTACAGGGTTTTTGTCCTGATTAAACGTGCATTTACCGTCAATTAACGCTCCTCTGCCAATCAGGGTGCGAATAAACGCATTAACACTTTCGCAAATTGAATCAATCAGGCCGTTATCAATCGGCCAATCAATGAATTGAAGCATTGCAAATTCAATGCTCTCGTGGAGAATATCAGCCGTGCGGCGAACATTGATAAAGTTTTTTGGGTGAGTAACACTTGGAAACGCAGCGGAGCGGTTGCCCCAAGTCCTGAAACCTGAGCCGAATGAGTTAAAAACCGTTACAACACCCGCTTCATTCAAGACGTTAACTTCTGAATTGGGGTCATTAATCATTGAGGTTAATTGTTTTTCAACCCCTATAATCCCCTGAATTTCAGTATTTGAGGGCGACCAATGGTAGCCTTTTTCAATATCTTTTGCGGCGATAACGCCTGCAAGCCTTTGAGAATAAGGCTCTAATTTAATTGAGTCCGACTCCGCATCGTAGACTTTCAGGTGCGGATAGCACAAAATCAGGCGCTGTGATGAGGTATTAAAATTAATCGTTCCCTGCGGCCCTCGTCCCGTGAGGACATTTTGAACAGAAACCCCGACAGGGGCATCAACTATTCCAATCGCACGAATTTTGTTGCAAATAATATTGATTTCCGCAGTTACGGCAGTTTCTTCGCAAAATACAGGGGCGATGATGGTTTTGGGGTAACAGCCAAATAAGGAGTAGCA